GCGCATGTTTGAACATGCGACAAAAACAGACGTATTGCTACGACTGCACCCACCTACGTCGTAAGTTTAAAGAAAACTTACGAACAGAGGAGCTCAGATGAGTAGGATCATCCTCCCCAATTTGGGGAAGATGAAAATACTTGATCAGAGCAGGATACCCTGAGAGGGCGTCCTCTCTCCTTCTGGGAGTGAGGACACAGGTTCGAACTTCAAACCTGTGAAGACTGGGATTCCATCTCTGGATCTCAGTCGCGTCCAATCTGGTATGCCACCCGAGCCCATGGGAATCCTTTCGAACGAGAGGAAGTCTTCCAATGGAAGATTCCACACTTGTTCGGATGAATTCCGAAGCCTGGTAGTAGCCTGATAACCACAAGTGGTTAGAGGATTCCACCAGACTTGCAACATGAGACGGGTCCTTGTAGGGACCAGCTGGATCGTGACGAAGATAGCACGGTGTAACATCTGTTCCACCGTAGGCGTCAACGCCACAACTTTCTCTAAAGTTTCCTTCAGAGAAAGTCTTGCTTCGGTTGATCTTAAGACCAAAGCATTTGATCCAGTCAGCAACAGCCTCAAAATGTTCAGATTGTACGATGATATCATCACCGAAAACCTGGACATTTCGACTCGCACGCAACACTTTCTCATAGCTCAGCTCCTTAGTTTGACCAAGGATAGCCGCAGTGGCTATCATTGCAAAAGCAACGGACTGAATGGGAAAGGTTGTCGCGTTTCCCATCCCGGCGTACTTTTTTAGGACTATGGTATTACTACCAACTGTAGCCCTAGGTGTACGACATCTTAGAATCCCTTCTAAGAATCTGGGCCTGTGAGCGAATACCGCCACCACGGTCTGTAGTGACAGTAAATCGCTAGCAGAACTCAGATCGATCGTACACCAGTCTCCGGTACGGGATCCGTTCAACGCCAATTCTTGATTTGGTCGTTGATCGGAAAGCACCAGTGTCTGCCTTAGCACGGGATCGCGTGATATACAATCACGCAATCTCGCGTTATAACCTTGCTGAACAAACTGGTTCAGACAAGGTTCGACAGTTATTGTTCTCAAAGCCGAACAAGACTTTGGAACAGTGACCACACGGGCACTTGAGTCGAAGGGGTAATCCTCGATCGTCTCCAGTGATACAGGCGACGAAACCAGCAATGAAGCTGGCAAATCGTAACCTGCATCCAAAAGACGCTGGTCAAAATCAAGAAGACCAGAGTATACAGCTTCCCACTTCTGGTTCGCTGTGTAACCTTCGAGGACCGCGCCCGGGCCATGCTTGCAGTCAAGCTCTTGGAACTCATCGAGATCCTGGAGAATGAATCTGCAGACATGTTCGAGCCTTCGAGCATAGGAACATGGAAGCTCCTTGATCGAAGACTCGACGTCTAGAAATTCACGCATAGCGATACGTTCGAGGAGTTCATCCCTCGAATCACTAGGCACGAATTTCTTAAATAGATAAAAGAGCTGTCTAAGGCTAACAATAGCCTCGACAGAAGGATTATCTAAAAGACGCCCAGTTGATGAATCGAAGACTAAGCTAGTCAAACCCGAGAGAAATTTTGGGAGAGACTCATTCCTGTGTCTACAAAACCCAGGAATGTGAGCAAACCTGCGAAGAGAAAGCGCTTGATCAAAGTGCTTCCCGAAAGCAGGAAGGGCAACGGCAAGAAAGCCGATGCCCTCGTCTTCAACACGCGCCTTGATCGTAAGTTCATCACGATCGAGACCCTCAACATGAGGATGTAGTCTCTTCAGATCAACGAAGAGACTATGTAGGAGACCGTTTAGGCTTTTCATCATCTGCTCCTTGAGCTAGATGATCCATAGCCTTGTCGGAAGATCCACAGGTGATCTTACCTTCCCGGTAGGTACAAGTTATACCTCCTGGTAAGGATGAACACCCCATCAACAATAATAGGGCGAGAACTGAGAACTTCATTGCACCTCCTTAAGTGCAGAAGAACCCAGTCCCCGCACTAGAATTGAGAAGAACAATAGAATCGCTTAGCTTAGCGAACTATTGAACCTCGTGATGGTCACGTCCGAATCGTTTAGAGTATCAAGGAGTGCCTTGACAAGGGCATCCTTGGTAGCTCCACTCCAACCGAAAGTTGGAAACGATGCGGAGATAGAAACTGAAGCTGTCTGCATGGAATTTCCCCCAGTGATGGGGTCAGTTGCAAGCAGAGATTGCTGCAGTTGCATATAGTGGCGCTCGCCGTTTTTCGCATTTGACGAATGCCGAAACGTGAGAGTATACCCGTTGGGTATATCCTTACGAGTCGAGCCTTCGCCATCATACGATACCACCGCAAAAGACAATGCGGGGGTCGGCGCGTCGG